GGCCAAATAGTGTGTTCCCCATCACCAGGATATGAATTAATTTTTGGAGATTATTATTCTATCACTGAAATAACTCCCGAAGAAAGAGACGTTTTGCACGGTATTGCCCGGCAGTTTAATGAAGTTGTAGAAGAAATCACAATACCAAAAAATAAATTAGAAAAAACAAAAGGTCTTTCTTCGTTTGATGATTATAACGAACGAGGCAATGTGGTAGCCTTGTTGGAGAATCACGGATGGAAAATAGTCCACCAAAAAGGCCCAAAGACAATTTTCCTTCGACCAGGGCAAACAACATCACAAAGTAGCGGTAACTATGACCACGACAAAAGATGGTTTAGTGTTTTTACAACCAGTAGTGAATTTGAACCTGAAAAAGCATATTTACCATACGCTGTTTTTGCAGTTTTAGAATGCAATAAAAACTATTCAGATGCAAGCAAGAAATTATATGAACTAGGATTTGGTGACAGAATTGAAGAAAAAAGTAAAGAGGTGTCCAGTACCAGAATTATTCAATCCAGAATAAAAACAGAAGATAATGACTATTCCTTTTTGGCCACACCTGCGGACTATGATGAATATTTACAACAAGTTATAGATGGCACACTGCCAATGGGTTTAACAACAGGGTGTCCTTCATTGGATGAACACTTTTTGTTTAAGGAAGCCAGTTTAGTAATGACTAATGGCATTGACAATACAGGTAAAAGCGTATTTACGTGGTGGCTTTTGTTATTAGCGGCAATGTTACATGGATGGAAAGGAATTATATTTTCCAGTGAAAATACGCTTGGGGCATTCATGCGAAAAATGATCCAATTTTATTGGGGTAAACCCTTGCGGGGAAAATTTGCTATGAATTCAATGGAATATCAAATAGCAAAGAAGTTTATTGAAGATCATTTTAAAATGATAAAGGCACAAGAAGACTTGTATAATTACAAGGATATAATCAACATGGTTAAGAAAACCAGAAAGCTAGGAAAGTTTGATTATGGAATGATTGATCCATACAATTCATTAAAAATTGATTTAAGTGGCTATAGTAAGCTGAATACACATGAATACCATTACGAGGCGTTGAGTGAAATAAAATCTTACGGACAACAAACAAAATTTGGTTGGTTTGTTAACCACCATGCTGTAACGGCGGCAGCACGTGCAAAAGACGGTGAAAAGAAATATCCCGTTGCCCCTAACAAAGCCGATACCGAAGGAGGTCAAAAGGTAGCCAATAAAGCAGACGATTTTTTAACGATACACAGAATAACCCAACACCCAACAGAATGGATGGTAACCGAATTGCATGTTAGAAAAATAAAAGATACCGAAACTGGTGGTAGGCCAACCTCAATAGATTCACCAGTTAAATTTGAAATGTATAAGAATGGATGTGCCTTTATAGAACGCACAGAGGGATTAGGTCGCTGCATTGATCCAATTCAACAATGGCATTTAAAAAATGAACCAGCACAAGCGGAAATAAAAATTCCAATTCAACCCATCCATACCAATGGGAGTCACAGAGACATGTGGACACCTTACAAGGATGATCTAGGTAATGATATAACATTTTAAACACAGAATATGGAAGAATTAATTTGCCCCAAATGTGGCCCGACTACCGAATACTACACCGAATTAAAATCAAACAACAATGTTGCCCGGTGTCTTAAATGTGATTCGTTTATTAAAAACCTCCCACATGCTGAACCTACTTTCTATGTCGGCAAATACAAAGGGAAAAAGATTTCAGAAATAGAAGACATTGGATATTTGAAATGGGCATTAAAAGAGATGAAACTTTCAGCAAACATGCGTTCTGCTATTGAAAAAAGAATTTCTTCTTTTGAAAATTTAGCCAGATGATACGCACCCAGGACGGTCATAATGTAACGGATAACCACTCCGTATTTGAAATAACCTATAGAAGATACAACGATGAGACTAGTCTTGCAGAACCAACTATGATAAGAGCAGATGAAGGGCCAAATAGAATCTGGTACTCCTATGCAAACTGTAAAAAGGTATGTGATAAGATAAACTTAAAACTAAAATATCCAGACCTTAAAGACGAACCACAATCAGTTAAACTACTTAATGAAAAGATATGCCGATGACATTAACCCTTAACCAAGATGTACTAAACTCCCATAATCAAGTAATGGGCTTAAAGGGGCATACGGTAACGTTAATCTCCGATGCACATAGGCCTGTGCTATTAGTTCGCAATGAAAGGGACGAATCTTTTTCCGTTCGTGAAACTGGAACAGACTATGACCAACAAAAAAATAAAATCAAATGAAAAAGTATTTCAAATCAGTCGTAACCAAAAAAGATGACGGATGGATGCAGTGTTCGTTCGGACGTAGTGGGATTGATGGGAATGATTATACCCTTACAACCCACTATCTTAAAGCCGATGAAGTTCCAGATGAAATGAATGATGCTAAAACCGCCACCGAATTTATGGCCGGATTACTCAATGCGTATTACAACGGCATAAACGTTGTTGATATGCCACCTGATAAAGTTTGTGCAGCAGGATTAATAGACCAGGATGGGCATGACAACCCCGCTCAGATTAAACTACCTTTGGATATACTGAAAAAATAATTTTGGTTAATTCAGATTAGCTATATACCTTAGCCCCGTTGTTCAATTCTTTTGTCAGATATGAGTTTACAAAAACAAAACATAGTCTAAATATTTTGCACGGTGTGTGTGGCAGTCTCTCCTACCTCGGTATCTGCTGATTGAACAACACGCACACACCGTGCAGAACAAAACCCAATAAAGCAATGTCCGACACACAAATGCCAACACGCGACCTAACATTTGGAGAAAAGGCTGTAGGGATTTCCTTCAACCCTGGCAAACACGAAGAAGTTGAAACCATCAAACGTGCCTGCGCTGACTTCATTGACCAACTTAACACGGCCCGCAATACAACCGAAAGCGGCGACAAAAAGCGTATGTATTCCGAAGCCATCACCGCAATTCAAACCGGACAAATGTGGGCTGTAAAGGCCGCTACCTGGCAATACTAAAACATCCAACCATGACACACGAACAAGAATTACTTAAAAGGGCCGTTGCCGAAATACGGGGCCTTCGTATCGAAAATAGAGTTTTAGCAGCAAGGTTGGATATGTTTGATAAAATGATTTCTTTGTTTCAATCAGAACCACCAAGACACGGCGGTATGATGGCTCCCGATTTAACGTGGGAGATCGACAAGTGTATTGAGAAAGCAGAAAAGCCGGAAAACCATGTCAGCAACTAAAGACTTAGCTGAAATACTCTCAAAACGCGACCCGATAAAGTATAAGGCGCTTATTGAGCGTGCTGCGAATAACGGATACCACGATCATAAATTCGATAAGATACCGGGCCATCCCGAATATGGTTTTTGTACGTGCCCTAAAATGCAACTGGTATCTGATTTGGGGGTATTCCCTGAGCTAAAAGATATTCGCCAACAAGTAATGGATGGTGTCTACGACGAACCAGCCGACAAAGAAGATCAAGCCGAAATGAGAGGATGGCTAATGGATGAAGGTTCACCCGATGCTATGTTTACTACTTTAGGTTTTGACGTACCCACAAAACAGGAGCGCGAACAATGGAAGAAAAAATCTAAATTCAATTGATATGCCACATCTAACGTCTATCACCCATCCCGAAGCACTTCTATACCACTACCACTTCGCCCCCAAAGTCTTCCATCCAGACGATGAACAAGGTACAACAATAGAACAGGAAGATGGAGACGACGACACCTGGATTGATAATGATACCGAAAGCGGGGAGGAATAAAGCCATGAGAGACTACGGAATAGATACAAACAAACTTTTTTGTTTTCCCGTAAAAAAAGCTAAAGATTGCTTGTTCTCCCGTAGGTTAGGTATTCGTGGGAAGATTATTTTTGGTTACTCAGTTTGCTTACGACTTTTTAATAAAAATATTTTATGACCATAACAGTAGACATATCTACCAAAGAGTTTGAAAAGATACAGAAAGGAGAGCAAACCTTTTTCATCATAAAAAGCGACAAGGTAAGCGAAGTAGGAGATCAGATAATCTTCCACGAGCAATTGGACGACCAATCCTACAGCGGAAAAGAAGTATCCCGCCAGGTAACCTACATCATCGCAGATCACAAGGGGTTGCGCCCGGCATACAGGACAATTGGACTAAAAGAAAAAGATTCAAATGACTGATCACTACTGCCCTATCTGTTTCAATGGATCGTCCTTACGCCTTACAAAAGGTCGAACAGATTACTACGAATGTAGTAACTGCCATTCTCTTTATGGAGGGATACTTGACCAAGACGGGCTTGTAGGAGGCGAACATGAGGTAGAGCGGAACGAAAAACAAAATCAACTAAGGATTGAGCGAATTGATAAAATGGCATTTGGAATCCCCAAAGAAGAAGTAAGGATTTTGGATTTCGGTTGTGGAAATGCGCTTTTAATAAAGGATTTAAAAAAAGATGGTTACATTCATGTTGACGGATTCGACGCATACAATGAAGAATACTGTCAATTGCCCGGTAAAGAAATGTACCATATCGTTACAATGGTAGAAACCATAGAACATCTATCAGCAAATTATATCGAACTGGATGTGATATGGAAATCATTGGTTAATGGAGGTCGGTTAATGATTGAAACGGGAATTTTGGACGCAGCTTTTGAAGATGGCCATACCATCGATGATTGGTTTTATATCAATCCTGCCGCGGGCCACAGTACCATATTCAGCTTACATGGGTTGGATGTATTGCTATGTACTCATGGATTTTTCCCACGCCAAAGATTTTCTAACTATGTATCCCATTACCAAAAGATAGTAAGATGAAGACCGGAATAACTTTAGTGACGATGGCGCAGGGGAACCCACTAGCCTTAAAAGAGACACTCAAATCTTTCGAAGGCGTGGCAGATCAAATTATTTTCGGTGATGTTTGTTTATTCGAAGAAGACAGAAGGCTTATTTATTCCTACCAAAATGACTTTAATTTAAAAATAGTACAGTACCCTTTTAACTATATTTTCAAAAACGGTTTTTCTTCCATTCTTAACGATTTAATCAGCCATTCTAGCAATGATTGGAATATATACATGAATTGCAGCGAGATAATTTCTAAGGGCAAAGAAAAGATAGTAGAAACAGTACATGCCAATAGTGAATGCAATACTTTTTACTTCGATCATTCGGAGGATCGCCACCATTGGTATCGTCTAAACCGAAAATCGGAATTGCATTGGGCCGGGAATATACATGAACAATGCGGGCCTGAAGACCTATTCCGCCCTTATCACCGTCCCTTATTCACTATGTCTGACCTTCCGAAGGATAATAATGATTTACTGAAAGCTAGATGTTACGATTTTGCAAAAGAATGTTGCTACTTTCATAACTACAAAAAACTTATTGACTTCCCAGAACAGCAGGGATTTACTGATAGTGGGTGGTTGGCATTTGCAAGAGATAACTATGATTCATTTACAGCGCGATTAGAAAAGAAAGGGGATTTTTATCGGGCATTTCTTGAAGGCGATTTAGATATGCTCATGAGATATGTTTTTGAAAACCCGGAATTTGAAAAGGAGCGGTTGGAAAGTTCTTTATTGATCGAATACCAGGCATCACCTATGTTTCTAGGTAAAAAATAAATATATGCAATTTTCAATACTTATTCCCCACTATAAAAACGGCAAAGCAACGGCATATGCTTTGGCTCAATTGCTAAAGTATAAAGGGCATCATGAATTGCAAATATTAATCGTGGACAATAATTCTGGAGATGGGAGTACTAAATACTTTGAACCATTTGCCGGTAGTTTTGAATACTATGAATACCCCAAAGACAGAATTCAAAGTCATGGTTGTGGATACGATTTCCTAATGCCCTATGTAAAAAATGAATGGGTGGTTACAATGGAATCGGACAGTTTTCCTACATCTGAAAAATGGCTTGATAAATTTGAGGAAGAAATCAGATACGGGTTTAAATGTATCGGGTCAACCTTGCAACTTTCTGGCGGAAACTACTTACATCCTGCCGGGAGTTTGTATAATAAAAAAATATGGGAGCAGGCAAAGGAATATTGTGATAATATTCCCTATCATTACTTCCCAAATATGGCAATGAAAGAAGGATTTGCCTGTCATTTGATGGTGCATAAAAGCATAGTAAATGCTCTTTTGTCTAAACCAGAAGACTATATAGAGTTAGCAGAAGGCTATAAGCCGTACTTTCCACAGAAAGCCGAAGCGCAAGCCACACATTATTTTCCAGTACGTGGTCCTTTTCATAACGGAATGGGAGGGTTACAGGAATCCATTAAAACTTATAGCCAAAGGAGTTATTGGACGGATGTTCCCACCATCCTATTGAATGAAAAACAGAAGCTCATAAAACGAATTGGATATGAACCTGGGCAATGGTTGTATTTTTGGCAGCAAGCGATGGGATATAAAATATTAGACTTGCCTTGTGAAATAAAATGGTTACAAGGAAGGGAAGGGCAACAACAAGAATACACGCTTACTTGCTCGGGCTTTAAACATCTATGGGCGGGTTCTGCTTATTTAGACATGAAAGGAACAGAAATGAGTGATGTGTATGAATTTAAAAAGAACCAAATAGAAGAACTTTATAACTCATTACCTGAACACCAAAAAATTAACGATGGAATCGTATAAGCCAAGTAAATTTGAATATGGGTTCTGTATTGGGGTTGTTTTAACCACAATTTCTTTATTAATTTATTATTATAAATAATCATGGAAATTAATAGTTCATTTCTTTCAAGTGGCAATAGTGGCGACACATTGGCCGCATTGCCTTCCATGAAAGAATTTTATAGAAAAACAGGGATTAAGCCTACCCTATTTTTGCGAAAAGACGTAGAAGCATTTTATTATGAAGGGGCCGTACATCCAGTCAAAACTGAAGGTAAAAATGTGATGCTTAATCAGCAAATGATTGATATGCTGACCCCTCTGTTAAAATCGCAACCATTTTTGGAAGATGTTAAAACATGGGTGGATGAAGAAATAGGCTGCGATCTAGATTCCATCCGGGAAACAAATGTAGGCATGCCGGGTTTGAGTATAAACCGCTGGTATTTCTATGTTTTCCCCGATTTGGCCTGCGATCTATCTAAGCCTTGGTTAACCGTTCCAGATAGCTATAAAGACCTTGCAAAAGGCAAAGTAATCATAACCCGGACAGAACGCTACCGAAACGAAAGTATCGATTATTCGTTCCTAAAGCCTTATGAGGACGATCTAATATTTTCAGGGACAATGAGGGAATACAATACATTCTGTATGACGTTTGATTTGAATATCAAAAAGCTAACCGTCGATAATTTCCTTACCCTGGCACAGGCCATCAAACAAAGCCGCTTCCATATTACCAACCAAACAATGGCCAACCAAATTTCCACAGGTTTAATGCACCCATCGATATTGGAGATTTGTACTTACGCTCCGAATTGTATTCCTATCGGAGAGAACCGGTATGACTTTTTAGCACAAGGGGGGGTGGAGTATTATTTTCATAAACTTTTTGGCGATCTGGATTCGTATATAGGCAAAATAAAAGCTGCCCATAAAGAGCAGCTTTTAGAAAAGAAAGATAATTGATTATGCGTTCGCTAGGGTCGCCAACTGTGCAGCAGTTTCGGCGCAATAAAACACATCGCCAAAAGAATTGGCGGCGGCAGCAGAAGGCAGCCGAAGCATCCCGTACACGTTATACCCGGAACTAAGGCTTCGCGTGGGCGAATTGGATACATCGTAAATAAGGACACCTGTAGTTGGAAAATAGATTTTTTGAGGGGAATCGCGATCTAAAACGCGTTGGTTAATTTGGTAGACGTTTACCCCAAATACATTACTGGCCATTGTGAATGTTTTAAAAGTGATTGTTAATTAACGAGTAAAACTATTTTTATTTGGTGGCATTCATCGCTTTGTATTATATTTGAGGGGACAAAAGGGTGACAAAATGGGGGCTAAAAAGGTCAAATCGGAATGGAAGGACATAAAATTCGATGTCAACAGGTGGGTTTACGACAACCGCCTTAAACCTTTTACAAAAGAGCATGGGATGTCAATGCGTGCCGCTATGCGCTTTATAATCAATCAATTTTTTAAGGATAAACCATTATACTGATTTTATGGACAAAAAGGTACTTTTTGGCAAGGATGCAAGATCCGCAATATTGGAAGGCGTAAAGAAGATAACCGATGCCGTCCGGGTTACAATGGGAGCGTCGGGTAAGTGCGTATTAATTGGGGAGGCGGTATACCAGGATGGATTTTTACGGCAACTTCCTACCATTATTTCAAAGGATGGATTCACCGTAACAAAGTATTTTTCCCTTTCCGATCCCATTGAAAACCGGGGGGCTTTGCTCATAAAGGAAGCCGCTTTCCGTACCGTAGAATCTGCTGGGGATGCTACAACTCTGACCTGCATATTATCCGAAGCCATTATCTCGGCTGGCATAGAGTTGGTTAATCAAGGTGCTAATTCGCAGGAAGTAAAAAAAGGGATTGATAGCGCCGTCGAAAAAGCAGTAGCCGAATTAAAGGAAATGTCCATCCTTATAGGGGATAACAACGATAAAATATTCCAAGTAGCCAGTGTGAGCGCCAATAATGATCCCGCGATTGGTAGGTTGATTGCCGACGCCTTTAAGAAAATCGGGCCGGAAGGCATGATCGACATTGAGGCCGGTAAAAGCGTAAAAACCGAAATCAAGATTGCTGATGGTTACAAATGGCAATACGACAACTGGATAAGTCCATTTTTCGTCAACAAACCCGATAAGCAAGTTTGTGAATTCGAAGACCCGCTTATCCTTCTTTACCAAAGCCGGATAACCCACCACACACAAGTTAAACGAGCCGTAGAACTGGCAAACGCCAATAGCCGCCCGTTGCTTATCGTTTGTGAAGATGCTGAAGGGGAGGGGCTTGCCTTTTTAGCCATCAATAACCACAACAAGGCGGTCCGGGTATGTGTGACAAAATCCCCCGCCTTCCGGGAAGAACGCCGTATAGAAATGGAGGACATTGCTCTTTTAACAGGAGGCACTTATATAAGCGATATCCGGGGCGTGGATATCAAAGAAATTGAAGTGGAGAACCTGGGGCAGGCCAAAAAGTGCATAGTAAGCAAAGAGGAGACGATCATTATCGGGGGCATCCACGATGGCGAAGGGTTGGAAAACCTCTTGAATGAGCTAAGGATGAACTTAGCGCAGGCTAAAAACGAGGAGGAGCGCCACCCTATTGAAAAACGAATTGCCAAACTGACAGGAGGAGTAGCGGTTTTCCAAGTAGGAGCGGCCACCGAAACCGAAATGAAGGAAAAACTTGACCGGTTTGACGACGCAGTTCGGGCCACAAAGGCGGCTATTGCTGAGGGATTTGTGGCGGGCGGCGGTACGGCATTTATAAGGATAGCCCAAAAAATAGAGTTTCCTAATGGAGAATCCCTAACTGACTTCCAGAGGGGGGAGCGGCTTATATTCAGTATCTTATCTTCTCCGTTACGGCAAATGGCAATGAACGCCGGGGTTGAACATGAGAAAGTATATCATAACGTATGGGTTGCTTCAAATAATATGGGATACAACACTAAAACCGCCCAGATCGAAGACTTAGTAGAATCCGGCATAATCGATTCCACAAAAGCCCTTCGCTGCGCTTTGGTAAATGCCGCTTCCATTGCGGGGATGCTTATAATTTCTGAATGTTTAATAGAGGCAGTAGCTTAATTTTCACCGTGTGGAACGTAGTATTTATATTATTCGTATCTTTGATTTGCCTAAAAATTCAGATGCATTATATTGAATACTAGTAATTTATATTATTTTTTGTTACTAGGAGGTGAAATGATAAGTAAATAGTTCCACACAATGTTTGTCGAAACAAAATATCAACGAAAACTGAAAATTAAAAAGCGCCAACAAGCGGCTTTTCGGCGGTTCATCAGGGGCCAAGGAACACCTATTAACATTCGAGACTACATCGGCTTGAATTGGCAAGAAACCAAAATTCTTTTGGAAACCCGGATGTTGGATTCAATGAATTGGAATAACTACGGTTCACATTGGGTAATCGATCATATTGCGCCATTCTGGATTTTTGATCTTGAAAATGAAAAAGACCTCAAAATGCTTTGGCATCCCGATAATTTAATGCCCATGTTATGGGAAGATAATATCCACAAACAAGGGGCTTTAAAGTGGTCAATATTAAAACTTTCCCGGATAAAAGAATATTCAATTACTATTGAATTGCTTATCAACAGATTAATAAAAGAAGATAAACATTTAGACAAATATTTATAATGGCAATAAAAGTAACGAATAACGCCGTTTTTATAATCCGGGATAAGACTGAAACAGAAACCACCACAAAACTATTCATACCGGACAAGGGGCGAGAAAAGCCCAATACAGGCGTTGTTTATGGGGTGGGTGGATTGGTCAAAGACCCGGAAATCAAGCGCAGCAAAGGTAAGAAGGCGTTGTTTCACAAAGGAACTGGACAAGAGATTGAATACGAAGGGGAAACCTACCTCGTTTTGGATGCGGGCCATATAATTGGTATAGTATGATACCAGTTAATGGGAAAATAACCGTAAAAGTTGATATGAAACAAAAAGATACCTTCACCATCGGGGGTATTACAGTTTCAAGCGCCCTGAAATTTGAAACGAATTACAGGGAACGCTCGCCTGTTGTCGGCCTGATAGTAGAGGGGAACAGGTTTATTAAGCCTGGGCAAATAGCTCTATTTCACCACAACCATTTCTATCCCCCCTCCCCGTATTTCTTAATGGACGATCTTTTCAGCGTCCCCTTTAACCATACGGTTTTTGGTATTCTTACAGAAGAAGGCGAAATAAAGCCCATGTGCGGGAACATGATATGTCAACGCGTTGAAATACCCACATTCCTGCCGGTTCCGGTAGAGCAAAGAAAAAAGTATACCGACCGCGCAATTATCATAGACCCAGGAACCCAACCTTACAAAAAAGGCCAGTTAATATTTCACAAACCATCTGCCGGTTATGATATAGTCTACAACTATAATAACATGGAAATCAGGGTTACAAAAGTCCACGCTGACATGGTTGTAGGCTTTATAAAGTGAAAATTCATTAATTTAGGGTTAAATTCCTAAAAATGGCCGATAACGTAGCTCCTTATAGTCAAAATTCGTTGCCAACCGATCCATTACTTTCCCGGTTCTTTCTTTCTCCGGAAGAAAAGGCTTCCAAAGAAAAAGGGAAGCAGATCATGCGGGAATTTTACCGTATACAATATAATAATGATTCAAATCTTAATTTCTTCCGACTACGCTCACTAAGATGGATAGAGGTATTGCTTTGGATGAAGGGAAGCCAGAGAATGAATGAGTTCTTGGACTACATGAACGTAAATTCTGCTGATAAGTCATTCGTTCAAATAGATATGACGCCTAGCCGGATAGCGGCCCAGTTCATTGGCACTCTTATCGAAAGCATGGCAAAAAATAAAACCTACGCCTGCGTTGACGCCATAGACGACGGTTCCTTATCCGAAAAAGAAGATCGATTGTATGAAGCTCTTTTCCGTATGCATGATGTGGATACCATTAACCAAACCCAACAAGCGTCAGGTATCCAGGTAGAACCCACAAACGCATTTGTCCCCGACGATGAATTATCTGCTAAGGTCTATTTTGAACTGGAAGATCGCCTCCCCAAAGAAATACGCTTTGAAAAAATAATCGCAAAGCTAAAAGACGATATCAGTTTTGAATCTGTTTTGAACCGTAAAACCCTCTTTGATCTTGCTGCCCTTAATATTTTCTGCACTAAAATAGAATGTGTCGCTCCCGGTGAATATTGTGTCGAGAAATGTACGCCTACTAATATGGTTTACAATTTCTTCATGAATGATACGGGCGAAGTAGAAGTAGACCAAATCGGACAATTCAAAAGTGTAAAAGTGCGCGACTTCCGGGAAAAGTATGGCAAGAACGATTACCGGCCAAATGGATTAACCGAAAAGCAAATCTTTGAACTGGCAAAACAGTCCACCAATAAAAACATAGGCGTATTTAATTACCTGTGGAATGAAAACTGGTCTATGTTGCCATTTAATTATAACCGTCCTTACGATGATTGTTGTATTCTTATCCTTGACGCAGAAATAGACTGTGGCGAAGACGTATACTATGTGGAGAAAACGGATTCATTTGGCAAAAAGAACTACGAACAAAAAAAGAGCATTCCATATCAGCAAACTAAAAAAGACGGGACAGTAATCGAGCAACCTAAGCCCGATAATACCGAAATAATCAAGCGCAAGAAAAACACCTGGATGCGCGGAATATATGCTCCTTATGGAGACACGATGATATACTGGGGACCACCGGATTTGATTATTACCCCTTTCACAAATGTTTCCCGACCCTTATCTTCCTACACAATAGTTATTCCCGGAAACGATGGCGAATATATCCCTTCACTGGGAGAGCGCATGATGGAGCCATTACGGGAATATCAATTGGTAAAACTCAAACGGAAACAACTTATCGCAAAACTAAAACCCAGTGGTATCCGTATCGATGTGGAATCGGCCAGAAATATTGACCTGGGAAATGGGGATTCGGTGGCATGGGAAGAAGTAATGCGCATCTACGACCAAACCGGTAATGAGATATGGAGCAGCAAAGGGATTGATCCTCTTATGAAAGAAGCGCCGCCCCTTAGTAATACCGTGCATGACGAAGCCGTAGAAAAGATTATAGGGTGTACAACCGTAATGGCGGGAATCGTTAATGAGATTCGCCAATTGGTAGGCGTCCCAATGTACCGGGATGGCAGTGATGTAGGAGATCGGACAGCCGCAAAACTGGCCGAAGGTCAAAACGAAAGCTCCTACAACGTAACTGACTATATATTAGTAGCTAATAATAAAGGTTGGGAAGATACCTTTTACAAAATATGCTTGCTTCACTGGAACGATGTCGTTAAAAAAGAACCGGAATCCAAAGAAGATATGATGAATACCCGGTTTAAAGTACGGGTAAAAACCAAATCAACTGAATATCAAAAACAACTTTTGGAAAATGATATTCAACGTTACAGCCAGATGCCAGATGCACAAGGAAACCCATCCCTGACAATTAAGGACGCAATAATGCTCCGGGAGATTGATGATTACAAGCTCGCGTGCTGGTATTTGGACGTAACATTTAAAAAGAACCGGCAACATGCAATTGATGAAAGCCAACGACTACAACAACAGAACCAGGAATTACAACAGCAATCTGCGATGCAGGCCCAAAAACAGGAAGCAGAACTTCAACAAGAGAAACTGGCCGCCGAAAAAGAAATGCTTGATTTTAAAGCTACCAAGGACAAAGAATTGGCAACCGTCAACGGATTGTGGCAAGCAATCGGCAAAGGCGTAATATCTCCCGATATAGCCTTACCGGTTATTCAGCAATTAATCCCCAATATTACCATACCTCTCGTTATGGAAAACCAGGCCATGCAGGAAAATATAGCCGCAAATCAGCAACAGGAACAAATGGAGCAACAGCCCGCCGCACAACAACAGGGCGCGCCAGAGGAAGGACAATCCGAAGAAATGCAAGAAGATCAACCACAAATGCAATAGCGTATGGCAGATGAATTAAAAGAATCCCAAAAGAGAATAGAAGTCTTGGAGCAAAAATTGTCATTGTATGAAACTGACGCTACCATGCGTGGGTTTTATTCTTTAAACAGGATAGTCAATCAGCAAATAGATTATCTAAATTCATTTAACCTTAAAACAGAAATATCTTCAAATCCCAAAGAAGACAAGGCGTATGACCGGGCCAAGGGATTATGGGAGGGGTTGAAAGGCTTGATAAGCGATCTTAATTCTTTAAAATCAGAATTAAAGATAACAGGGGATGAAGATAAAGATAAAAAACGGTTGCCATTTAATGATCGAATAGCAGAGAATAGGTCATAATGAGTGAGTATATTCAAATATATGGGTCAAATATAAAACTCCCCGAACGCCCCAAAGATGAAGATGCGTTAAATTATGGCCTACCCAGAAAAGAGCAAAAATGGAAGCGTAACGAATTACCTTCATTTTTTGACAAAGTTGAATATAATAAGTCTGGGAATCTAATACTTACCGAAGAACAAGAGGATTACGCAGCGCAAGAAGTTAGGCGATGCAAAGAGGGCGTATGGATGTGGATTGGAGAAAAACTCCGATATATACCCAAACGGTATTATTTTTATTTACAATACTATACGCTGGAAGACGGGACGGCCCCGGAATTCCGGGAAGCTGATAGGCTATATTTTTTGTTTTTTGAATGGTGGTTTTTAGTCCTTTGGTGCCTGGGGATTATTCGAATAAAAAAACGTAGGCAAGGTGCATCTTCTCAGTCCTGCTCCAACATTCTTTATGAGGCCATTTTTTATAGGAACTCCAATTGCGGTGTAATATCCAAAACAAAAGAGGATAGTAAGGATACGTTCACTCAGATGATAACAATGGCATATCGTCTTTTACCCGTATTCTTAAAGCCCAAACAAGTAAATAAAGAAGATAGCGTAACGGAATTAGTTTTTGCCCATAAATCCCAAACAGTTAAACCCGGCACTGCCGCAGGTGTTAAAGAAGAAGAAGGGCATAATTCTAAGATAAACTATAAAGCCCCTGTGCTTAATGCGTATGATCGGGGTAGAATGTCATACGTATTGGGGGATGAATTTGGTAAGTTACCCAAAGAAGTTCCGGCATGGCAACTTTTAGCAATTATTTCAAATACTTTAAAGAAGGGTGTTAAGCGCGTAGGTTGGATAGATTTGCCATCTACCGTGAATGAAATGACTAAGGGCGGCGGTGATGAATATAAAAGGATTTGGGATAATTCAAACCAGTTCAAGAAAAAACAAACAATAAACAGGCTCGTTAGATTTTTCCAACCAGCTTATGAAGCCTATGAAGGATTTATCGATGAATTTGGAGATAGTGTTATTGGCGTTCCAACGGAAGAGCAATACGAATACTTAGTAAATAAATGGGTTCAATATAACGAAGATGGCGATCTTATTTCTGAGCTATCTGAGGCAGATATAAAATTAGGCGCTAAACACTATGTAGAAATAAAGAGAAGAGAAGGATTGGAGGGTGAAGACCTGGAAGAAGAAGTGCGGATGAATCCATGTGATGAAGATGAGGCATTTAAGTATGCCGGTGCGGGGTGTGAATTTAATGCAACTAATATACAAAACCAGATAAAGGAATTGGAAGATAATAAACCATTCCTACGGCAAATGCGCCTTGTTCCGGAAAAGAAATTAGAAAAATCAATATTCCCTGGAAAGAAAGATAGGGAATGGGAAATTGCCAAACCAATGGATGATGCAAAAGGGGGATGGTTTTTTTTAGAATTGCCGAACAAGCCAAATCACTTTAAATTTAATGGAGGACAATACGAGCCATTAAATAAGAGTATGTACCAGATAGGGGTAGATACTACTAAAGACATGATTACTTTGAATGGCTCCAAGCCCGTCATTCTCGTATTTAAAAAATCCTGCATTGTAGAAGGTGAAGAAACTGGTATGTATCCGGTAGCTATGTGGATCGCTGATACACGATTGGATATACATTTTGATGAACAAGTGTTGTTAGCTTGTAAATTATTTGGCTGCACGGCTAACTACGAAATCGATGCCCGAGGCGATTATTATCGTTATTTCCATAAACAAGGTTGTGGGGCATTTTTGGAATGGACGCCCAAAGTTGCACAAAATCCAGTTAAGAAAAATAATAAAATAGAACCCGGTACCCGTTCCGGCGATCCTTTCCAGTTATCAACCCAACTCCAAATCGGGAAGATGTATATAGATGGTACAGATAAGGATGTATATAATGGCCATGTCCATAGAATAAAATTCATTACATTATTACAGCAATTAAAAAGATACGATCATAATAACCGCACTCCGTTTGATCAATGTATTGCATTATTCATGGCACTCCTGCCGATATTTGGAGAACAACAAGCGCCGATATTGCCGCCCGATAAGATAAAAGTACTTCCAACTTATAAAATCAAGATGGTCGCATAGACTTTTCTCTTTGTTGCTTATGCTCTTTTACGATTTGAGTAAGAGCATGTTGTTGTGATAACTTCCCATTACCTTTTTTTGCCTTCATTTCGGCCTGAATTAATAAAACGTAAGCTCGGACTTCGGAAGGCATCTCATATCGGATCATTGTGGTATTATTTGACACCAAAGGTAACCGATTTTCTTGTAGGTAAAACAATCTATATCAACATAATGGTAGTTTTATGGGTATTAAAAATATCCCCATTTTATGGCAGACGATATAGTCACCGAACAATCCACAGAACAAGTAGACGCCAAAACCGAATTGGCCCAAAACATGGCCATTGCTTTGGGTACTGCAATGCCCGCAGAGCAGCAGCAAGCCGCCGCGCCTACCGCAGAAGAAGCCGCCGCCGCACAAACCCAACAGGCCGCCGCCGTTGTGGACTATTTCGGGCAAATCAAAGAGAAATTCGGCTATCAAAGCCATGAGGATGCCATAAAAGAAATAGAGGATTTACGGGCATTTAAAGCCGCTCCTCCGGTAAAAGAAATAGAATTTGAAAATGATGATAGTAAGCGTCTTTTTGAGGCTGTAACTAAGGGCGACCGGGCAACTGTTTATCAAATCCTGAAAAAAGAACAGGAAATAAACCAATTTATTACCGCCGAAGTAACTCCTGAAACCGCAGCAGGGATAGTGAAATTAGGCATGCAGCTAAAGTATAAAGACCTGAGTGCAGCCGAAATAGACTATAAATTTAAAAAGACATTTGCTCCACCTCCGAAGCCCGTTCAAGACTTAAATGAAGAACCGGAAGACTACAATGTACGTCTTAGCGCATGGCAAGAAATGGCCGACGATAAAAATATGGAACTCCTGATCGAGGCCAAACTTGCCAAACCGGAACTGGAAGCTGCAAAATCAAAACTCGTATTCCCCGATATAGTTACTACCGAAGATGAAGCGTTTGTCCAATACAAGAAAGCGTTGGAGCAACAAACCCAGATTCAGGCAGAACAGGAAAAATCGAATGCTGCAATTATCGCAGCCTATAAAGCACTCACTCCCAAAGAAATCGGAGTAAAACTGAATTTTATTGACGAACCCAATAAGATCAATTTCGATTTCGAGTTTGAACCAGACCCCGAAAGTTTTTCTAAGACGATGCCGATGGTAATGGACACCCAGGCCTTCTTTGATAGCTTTAATGATAAGGACGGAAACCCTGATCGCAAAGCCTTTTTAGAAGCGGTGTATTTTGCCAAAAACAAAAATCAGGTAATCTTAGAAGCCATCAAGCAAGGGAAAAACGCGGCTATTAAAGCCATGTTACCCGATAATCAAGGCGGTATAGTAAGGCAATTGGTTCAGACGCCAGGTGAACCCAGTGAACTGGATAAGGCTATGGCAGCGGCTGGAATACGACGCCAATAACCGTCATTCATTTTTAAACAAACACACTCATGCCATCAGCAATAGTCAGGGGTGCAACCGGGCAACCGGGCCCCGCCGCGTATCCTTCAGGGATAACGACCGGCATATTCAATGAACTCAACTTCGTCATTCCCGATTATATTCCCGGAATTATCGCCAAATACGGCAATAGCTCCTATATGTTGGTAAGCGACATATTAGGCCGCTCTACCGTAGAAACGACCAATACAACCACCAATACCTTTTCTCACTTTGAAAAAGGGCGTCCGTTTGGTTCTGGTATCGTTTTAAATACCGTAGCAAGCGGTGCATCCGGTGCGGCAGTCAGCGTAACACTTAAAAGCCCGCAATCGTATAATGATGGAGCGGCAGGCACACAATCGCCGTTCTTGTTGAATCAAACCGTAAAAGTACGCTCTAACGGCTTGAAATATAAGGTTACAAACATTACCCGGACTACCGGCGCATTTGTGGTCGAACTTACTCCATTGGGAGCATATACCGTTCGGTCCGGAACTGGAACGTCCATTCTGGCTGGTGAAGGTTTGGAAACATTTGGTAACCAATTGGCCGGGGAAAGCTCCGATTCACAAGGGACAATGCAACAAAAAATGTTCCGCTATGACAATACTTGTACTGTCCTGCGGGCATCTACCAAAAGTTCCGATTTGGCTGCCATGAACAAAACCCAAATAGATTTTGGGGGCGGTAAATTCTACGAACCTGCACTGGCCGTTCAAACCATGAACATCAACATGATGATGAACGTGGAAGATGCGGTATTCGAAGGTGTTCCCTATTCCAACATTTCCGGAACTACTGGCACAGTAGGGATTCTTACTGACATTGGCGCACGCGGATCGGAAGTGGATTACGTTTCAACCATGTTCGCTATCGGTGATTTCCAGAATTTCACCAACGTACTGGATGCCAATGGCGGCCCGCGTGAATACCATTTCATTCAGGATTTGAAACAACGCCAGGACATCAATAACCTTTTATTCGGTATCTACCGTAACGGCGCTATAAGCTACGGAAGCGTAGGTATGAGCGAAGAAGCATCGGTATCCTATGGCTTCAAAAGTTTCTCTACGGATACCTTTGATTTTCACTTCCACCGTTACAAAGGCTTTACCGCACAAGCCGTATTCGGTTATGTACCCACTGTGGGTGATTACCGCGCAAACTTTGGCGTAGGTGTTCCGCAAGGTACTGTAGTAGATGCCAAAGACGGTGATGCAACGCGCCCATATATGCAGTGGGTTTATCAACAAAACCCCGATATTACAGCCGGCCAACGTATCTATAGCTGGTCTCTGGGTTACACGCAACCAACCAAAACCACGGAAGCCTCTAACAAATACGAACAGATTTGTTATCCAGGTTCCCGTACAATAGCAGCAGAGCAGTTCGCCTTACTTCGTGGGCTCGTAAGTTAATGATTTTCAATAGGGTAGTAAGATCGAAAAGGGGGCATCAATATCGGTGCCTCCTAATTTTAAAATAAACAAAAAAATGGCAGACGCTACATCAGTAGCCCCAAGAAAAAAAGAGATCATAAAGATCGAGGGGCACGAAGTTGAAAAAGGATCAAAAGAACACATTTTCCTTACCACGGAATTTGATCCCGACAAAAAGTATATGTTTGAATTGGCCGAACCAAATCTGGAACGGGAATTACCCATTATAGATGTGCGGGAAAAACGACCTGTGCCTCATCAAAAGTTTAAGCCCTATCAAAACATAGTCCTTACCTCCCAAATCGTATGGAACGGTAGCCGGGTAAACATAAGGTACTATGATGGTTGTGATTCTATCTTCGTATCACAACAACCCAAAGAAAAGGATGTAATCGATCAGTTTATTAAGCAAACACGTGTTCGTGCTTTTTTGGAAGGCAGATTCGGAGCGAATGGAGATGAAAAACAGTTATTGCGTTATTTGATTATCTGTAGTTGGAATGGGGAATCGGAGTTTAGAACGCGCACGGCTAACAGCATATTTAAACCACTGGATAAAAGCAAACAAGCGCTTGCGGAATCCAGCAAACTGGATCAAATCGAAACGGCTTTACAATATGCCAAAGAGGCTGGAGAATCTAAGATGATGATTCACGCCCATTACCTGGGAATACCAACGACTGATTATGAATCCGGTAACGATTTGACGCCCAGTGAAATTAGAACAGCATACCGTCAATGGGCTATAAAAAATTCAGAAGAATTTATCAAGTCCTACGGTAATAAGAATATCGAAATAAAATATTACATCGATAAGGCGGTTGAAAAAGGATTGATTTCTAATAAATTCAATCCCAATAAGGCCACCTGGAAAGAAAGTAATAGCATTATTTGTGATGTTTCCGGATTAAAATCAAATGAGGCAATTGCTGAAAAAGTATTTGAATTTAGCCAGACAGAGGAAGGAGCGGAATTTAAACTACAATTAGCAGCATTGTTTAATTAAAGTTCTTTCAAACAACTTTTAAAAACTAAAGTCCCTACTTCAGTGTGGGGACTTTTTTCAATATTAATGAATGGCATGGAACGTTAACCAAATTTATGGATTCCAAAAATGGTTGGTGAGAAAGAACCAGGCGGGAGGCATTACGGCTACCGACTTTTTCTACTCCTGGAATGCAGAGCAATATGCCATGCATGAAGACCTTTTGGGCCATTGGCAAAATCGTTCCAATGGAAAAACAGGACAGAATACGGGGATGATCCAAGATGAAACTATCTTAATAAAGATGGCTCCATTCACATTGCCAGCAGTATTAACTATTTCGGGTGGTTTTGCAGATTGGCCTAGTGATTTCATGTACGGGTTAGCATTAAGGATTAATGGGAAAAAGGTCTATCATTATAACAAAGACGAACGTTGGTCAATTGAAGATTCCGTTATTGATCCTCCCACTATTACCGATGATAGTTATTACTATACTGAATATGCCAGTTTAACGGACGGTATCAGGGGCCGATATGGATTTTTACCAATTACGGTGACGTCCGCTAATTTAGACTACATAGCTACATGTGCCGATGTGGTTTGGGCCTATACGTTCGATGGCCAAGGGAGACAAGTATATGATCCAGTAAATAGTGTTCAACCTAAATGGTCACAAAATACTATAATCGAGATCACGAAGAGAACATTAAAATCTCTAGGGGTATCATTTAAAGATCAGGACTTTGCACAATTTGGGGCTTCAAACATTGTAACCGGAGATTAACATGGCAGTACCTTATAATCGTAAACAATTAATTGAACGAGTAAAAAAACACATATCGGATGGATTTCCGAATGATGATTTTACACCTAGTTCAAATGAAGTTATGTTGTATATAGATCAGGCAATTGCCTTTTCTATAGTGGGGAAAGCCTATGAGAATGCAAAAATAGAAGGCGTTTTAGCGGTTCCGGAAGCCTTTCATGTGACTTATAATTTGGGGATAATGTCCCAGGATGCAAATACAAATGAATGGTATGCTACATTACCTCAACCGCCGTTGTCTCTTCCGTTAGGATATAGCATTTCAGATGTTTATTTTACGTCCGCAAGCATGGGGAGAAGCGAATCGGCTTTTCCTATAAAGAACAAACGGGTTTCATATCGTAACTATATGCCACGACCAACTGGGACAAGTTATCGGGTAGAAAATAGCCGAATATGGGTTATGGCAAGTAACGGTCAACCTTTATCGGGCGCAAGTTTATATGTCCAAATGCCAGTGAATAGAACTAGTGATATTACTGAACCTATGAATTTGCCAGACGATATTATTATGTCTGTATTTGATACAGTAGTAAAAGAATTACAGCAACGTTACCAAGTGCCGAAAGACATCATAAAAGATGAACTTCCAGCCGGTAATAAAACCAGTTAATTATGGGGTTAGCTAAATATATATCACTAAAATCATGTGTCGCCATGTTTATGGATGAACCTCCAGGAAAAAGCATAGGAGATTTTGACCAATGTTGGATACTTGCTTTCCGCGCAATGGATAAACTTAATTATTCCTTTGCTGCCGAACCCAAAACCGTACGGCTTCCTGTATCTGGCAACAAAACGGTTATATTCCCCAGTGATTACAGATCGTGGTCGAAAATCGGCATATTAAATAATAACGGAGAAGTAACAACCCTTAAAATAAATAACGCCTTAACTACTTTCAAGGATACAAATCCAAACAGGTTATCCCAAATTAATGGAGACGTAGCGGATGGGTTACCTCTATTAACAGCTAACACATTTTTCCTGAATTATTATTACAATGGTACGTATGCCCCATTGTTCGGGGTTGGAGGTGGGTTAATTCAATTTGGCGAATGTAAAGTAGACGAAGTTAACAATGTGATTATACTTCCCCCTGATTTCAAATACGATTCTATTATATTGGAGTACATGAGTTCACCGGAAAAAGATGCAGATTATCAGGTAAGAGATAGTCTAAAAGAAGCTATTATAGCCTTCATTAAGTGGAAAATGAAACTGGGAACAAGAGAAGAATTTTACGCAGAAGCAGTCGAAGCGAGGCGTACTTTACCAGGAAAGAAAGTTACACTACAGGGCATAAATCAAGTAATTAGGGAAAGCAACGGAATGAAATTATTAGCCTAGCAATATGGTAGAGTTAAAGCAATTAGCAGGAATAATGAATTTAGACGACACGGAGGAAGTCATTCCGGCCGTACACCATGCTAATGCCCGTAACATAACATTCCGGGGAAATGGGAATAATATGCGGGTGCAGAATATTCCAGGTACTACGCTCATACCAAATGCCAATTTGCCAACCGGAACAAATATAACCGTAGGCGCATGGTATGATCAGGTTAAAGGACGTTTATTTTTTTGGAATTACAATTCAAATAATAAGCATGGTATTTACTTTTACAAACCTTCTACAAATTCAATAACTCAATTAATTCAAAACACGGTTGGAGCCGATGCAGATGCACTCACTTTATCAAAAACCAGAATGATAATTGCAGCAGGCATTATTTATGGAGATTCTTTACAAGGAGATATTCTTTATTACCTGGATTCCAACGGCAAACCGTGCAAGATAAATATTGATCGTAAATTATCGGGAGGGTATGGCACTGTGCAGCGTTCTTATCTGGAAGTAGCTAAAGAGCCACCTGATATACCCCCACAAGTTGCCTACGAAGACGATCCAACCCGTAACATCAATAATGTCCGCAAGAAATTATTCATTCCTAAGTGTCGTTTTTGGTTTGACGATCATGACAAAAGTACCTGGAGCGAATGGGGTGAAGTCGCAATACCACTCAATCCATTTGACAAATCCATAGACCAAAATCCAACTAAAAATGCAGATATAGCCGTAGTTGTACAAACCGGAAAGAACAATGTAAAGAAGATTGAAATAGCCATGGCCGTAAGCCTTGGAAATGAGTTTAGTGATTTCTTTTCTGTGGCAGTTCTGGATAAATCAGTTTTGAATATCCCGGATAATGACACTTACTTATTTCGGTTTTATAACGATAAGGCATACAATTATGTAGAAACAAACACCAACCCATTAATTAGTGAAAGCATTCTGCTATTTGATTTGGTGCCATTATGGGCGCAAGCGCAGGAAATAATAAACGGTAATACGCTTATTTATGGTAATATTACGGAAGGTTATCCTAATATTACCAGTTTTACAAACGGGACATTCACAACAAATATAGCATCCGGGCAAAAAAATATAAATCTTACCAATGCTTTCTTTTTATTCCTTACCACACAAGGAGGCAAGACATCCAATGGAACTGGTAATATTCATGCGACTGTAGCGGGTAATATATATCAGGGGATAGTGTTTACAATCATAACTACTTCCAAAACTATAACCTATACCTCTGTATTTGGGGATACGACTACATCTGTTATAAATGGGTTAGCAGCAAGTGCGGCCGGGAACGGTTTTACAGTAGTAAGCTCTGATGCCAATAATTTATACATAAAACAAACAAATGAGAATCTTAATAGATTCAATTCTGACGTAACCACCGCTAATCTAAATATAATTAATAGTACGTACCCTGCGTATGATTGGACTAGTGTGTATGATTTTGGATTGGTGTATTACGATGAAAAAGGAAGGACAAATGGGGTTGTAACCACCGTGCAAATGTCTGCACAGTCTATCCGTTATAACGAAATTTCGTCTATTTCTCAATTACCACTTTTTACTTTATCCATTTATCACCGACCACCTCTTTGGGCTGTTTACTATTCCGTAGTAAGAACAAAAAACCTAAGCAAGTCAAAATTAGTCCAGTGGATAAGTGATCGTACTTTTAAAGATACCAGTACTTCATCTACCGATGTTCTGTATGCTTATATTTCAATTGAGAATCTTAATACTTTTGTTGCGAACAATCCAGGTTCTCCATTGACTTATCAGTTTTCGGCAAATGACCGTATCCGGTTCTTTAAATTATTCAATAATGATCTTAACAATCCAATATATAACACAGACAAGGATTTTGAGATACAGGGACAGATAATCAATCCTATTATAAATGGAGTTCAACAAACAGGCCAATTTATAAAAATAGTCTTACCAACTACCGATACGACGTTTGATTTCGGGACGCAGGTACATGCGCCTTTTCCAAACCCATTAAAATATGCCAATTATTTTATAGAATTATATAGCCCCGCCCAATCTGTAGCCAACGGTCTGGATGTTTATCACGAGTTTGATGAACGATATGCTATTATCGATGCCGGAACGGGCTCACAATACCATCAGGGGCAAACACAAAACCAAAGTTCAAACCTTGTCACTCCTGCAATAATTCTCCTTGAAAAAGGGGATGATTATTATCGGATAAGAAGTATTAACACCGGAATAGAATTAAAATACCAGATTGAAAGTGGTTTTGGAAGTGATTCAGATGCCGGACAAATCACATTAGGATGTGCTTTACAAAGTTCATCTTATAATGATCCAAATATATTGACCGGAAATTCTCCTTATCAAAATCTAACCGGATTCAACATTTCTACAGATAATTCCAGGTGGATTATAAAAATAGTTACAGGAACTTTTATTTTCAGGATAAAAGGGACTATATCAATCACGTTTGCAGATGACAGGCCGGATGATAGTTATTATTTTGCGCTATCAAATAATCTTGGGGTAGGAACAATCTTAGTGCCAGTATTCGATTCATCTAAAGCAGGAACTTATTCTTTTGCCGTTGATACTACATTCACATTAACTTCCGGACAGCGCATATTTATATTTGGATTATCGGTGCCAAATTTCGATCATACACGTAGCTTTACTTCTACGACACTTACTATTACAAGTGAACAGTTTTTCACGCAAGCGATGATCGATCCTAACTTTTCGGATTTTTATCCCAGTGCTGTTAATTCGAATGGCCGGTCTTTGGTCATTAATCCGGATGCAGCCCAAACCACATTTCCGGTTATGATGCGGTGGGGGCAATCTTATCAATTGGATACAAACATTAACCAAAGCAACCGCTTTTATTCTACCACCTTTGATACGATTGACCTGGGACGTGGCAGTATACAGAAATTCAAAGTTAGGGATAGAATAATGCGCATATTTCAGGAACGCGGATGTGGCCAGGTAGGAGTTTATACTAAATTCATTCAGGACAGTGGAGGCAGGAATACCCTTACCACAACCGACGACATTATAACAGCTAATAATATTCAGTATTATACAGGGGAATATGGTATAGGATTGCATCCGGAAAGCCTTGTTCATGGCAAAATTCAGGATTATGGGGTGGATTACATACGTGGATATCAATTCAGGTTGAGCAATGACGGTGTTATCCCCATTTCTGAGTTGTACAAAGGACAATATACTATTAGAAATTTAATCATACCATACAACAAACCATTTGTACGACCCGATGGAACTATATCCAAAATACTGGGTTGTTATGATTATTTTGAAGAGCAATATATATGTGCGATGCAATCGGGGTCTGCCGGAGTTTTTGTAATTGGAGGACAAACCTTTTCTTTTAACGAAAAAAGGAATTCCTATGTATGTTTTTATGATTTCAACCCGGAATGGATAGCTTCTGCAGAAGAATTGGTATATAGTTGGGTAGGTGGAGATTTGTACATTCATAATAACCAGGCATTAAATAATACTTTTTATGGAACTACATTTCCGTCTATATTAGAACTTGTATTCAATGACAAGATGGCCATTAAAAAAATATTCAATACCGTTTCTTACCAATCAAATAGATATTGGACAAGTGAATTAGGTGGGGATATAAAAACTTCCATGATAAACCCCCAAACCGGGTTGCAACAAATAAGTGAATTGAGATTCGTTGATTACGAAATAACTGATAATGTCAGATACGCAGCATTTTTACGTGATATAAACAGTATGCAAAATCCTCAAATTGCTTTAGTGGAGGGAGATTTTCTAACCGGAGCATGGCTAAAAATTAAATTTAGGTTTTCTGGTTCTGGTTTTGTGTGGCTTTTTGCGCCTTATATTACCTATCAACTAAATCCAAGAAATCTTTAAATATATTTATTATGCCAGGAGAAGAATTATTAGCATCAGCAGCATCGGGAGTGGCTAGTGGAGCTGCTAATTCAATTAGCGGTTTGATAAGTGGCATTACCGGGCTTGTGCAGAAACACAAGGCTAATAAATTATTAGCACAAACTAAGCGTCCTACGTATGCCATTCCAAATGAGGTTTTACAGAATCAAAAACAAGCCGAATTAAACGCTCGTCAAGGTCTGCCATCGGAACAATACCAACAAGGAATGCAGAATATTGCGCGACAACAAAACCGGGCATTACAGGCCGCTACAGATCGACGCGGTGGCTTATTGGCAGTTTCTGCTACCCAACAAAATGCCAACGATGCCACTTTAGGACTAGACGTTGCAAATGCAAAACAACGATTGCAAAATCAACAGGCTTTATATGGCGTCAATAGCCAGGTAGCGCAATATCGGGATAAGGCTTTCCAGATAAACCAAATGCAGCCATATCAACAACAATATAATTATGGCATGAATTTACTGGCTAGTGGCAATCAAAATCTAGTATCAGGAATTGATAAATTTGCAACGGGCGCTTTGAGGGGTGCTGCCAGCGCGTTGGGAGGAGCAGGAAGTAATGCAAGCGGAGGAAGACAAGCATATAATCCGTATCTACCGTCAACCTCTCAGGATAATCCGTATGGAACCGGAGGCCCACAAATATTTTAAATAATCAAAAATGCCTCAACAAGCAGCATTCGGAGATTCTTTTTTAGTTCAAACGCCGTCTTTGGATAAGCTAAGTAATGATTTATACTTAGAACAAAAGCAACGGGAAGCAAAGCAGCAACAAGAAAATGCCGCCTTAGATGCTAATATGCAAAAGCAACTAGGAAACATCCGTGAGGCAGATGTGAATGATTTCTTTAATACCTGGGATAAATATAAAACTGCAAAAAAAGACCTTCTTAAATATAAAGGGAATGACTCAAAACAAGCCTATCTATTACAGCAACAAGCAAATCAGGCGCTAGCTGAACATTGGAACATTATCAATGGTAGTAGAGATCAAAAAGAAAGGGAAAAAAATTTGATAGCCGGTCATGGATCACATGCAGATGAATATGATGATAATTTTAATACATTATTAAGCACAGCTCAAAAAACACCATTAAGCAAATTACAAAATCACCCATTGGGAGATTTATCAAATCCGGGAACCTATGCTTATAAAGGTACTAACACAGATTTTCAAAAAATAGCCAAAGAAGCAGCCGGGCAAGCAAAACCAGTTTATCAGGTAGAAGCTCCCGTAGATGCCAGCGGATTGCAAACAAAAATAACTCCATATCTATACCCTAATAGTCCTGCACAATACTTTCAAAGTTATATGGGAGCATTGGCACAACATAAAGCGGGGAGAGATGCGGCATTAGCGTGGGACAAAATACCACAAGACCAAAAACAATATGTTGATGAAACGTATAATGATCTCACACCGGAACAATGGCAACGGAGAACGGGAAGTCAAACACCACAAAAATTAATTCCGGCTAATCCCGATAACAAAGCAGAACAATTTGCCATCTTTCAGGCAAAGTTACACACTATAAGTAATGAGCCAAAAGAAGGAACACCGGTATTCAGAGAAAATGCGGCGAAGAAATTCCAGATGGAAACAGATCGCCAAACCATGATGGAGAGACTTCGTCATTCGGACGCAAAAGATTTGATTGACTATAAAAAGAAAATTGATCCAAATGATACTCAATTAAATGGTTTATGGGTAGATAAGGTAATTCAAAATCTAAAAGAAGATGCCAAGACAGCCCCAACAGTAAGGTATACGGAGAACGGGAAAGTAGTACACGAACGTAATATAGCATTAGACCCTACTTTAGCTTCTTCTTTGCAAAAAGCAGGAATTACGCCATTATATATTACTTACATGACAAATGGTAAATTCCGGGTAGTCTATCCATTGAAAGGAAAGGATGGTAATCCGATAAAGATTTCTACCGGGCCAAATGCGGGAGATTATGCCGTGGATGAAACATTGTCTACCCCCATATCAGAAGAACAATTGGGATTGGCATTAGGGAAAAAGAATGTTACAGGTAAACAAAGGGATAAGGAAATATTTAATATCGTAAATAAAGCATCAAAAAAAACTACTCCCAAACCTAAAAACGATCCATTGGGATTATTTTAAATGCCAGGAGATAAAGAAACCATAGAGCAATTTGCCGCACGTATAAAGGCCAAATATCCCCAGTACAAGGATATTAATGATACCGATTTGGTTAATAGAATTGTAACAAAGCATCCTGAATACAAAGATTCCGTTGATCTTTCAGGGGCAACCCGCCAAACTCAAACCGAAAGCCCTCAATTTCAACAAGGCCCGATAGGTAGTGTTATTCCGGATTATGCTCCGGCAAATCAAAGGATAGCTTCCGATAGCCGCGTTCAAAAAGCAACCATATTACCAGTTCAGACTAAGACGGTTCAGGTAGGGCCTGTATCCAAAGAAATTGTTCAAACGGTAGCAGAAAAACATGCCGACGAAGTGGCCGCCGCCCAACAACGGGTTAATCAAACCTTACAAAAAAGCGATGGAGCTATAAAAAACCTTCTTACTGATTATAAGAAACAACAGGAACTGTCGGGTATCCAGGATCAACTCCACCAGCGAGGTGTAGATGCAACCAGTAATGGTGAGGTTGCGCAAAGAATATCATCCCTCATTCCAAAAGCCACTATTCATGTAAGCGAAGAAGAAGTAAAAGACTATAAGAATGCAATGCGGGATGATCCTAATTTAGGCCGCGAAGCATTACATGAATATGCCCGGTTGAATCCTGGGGAAGCAAAGAAAATAGCGGCAGATGCATATCTCCTTGATTCCAAAGATCGTTCCCATAATGCCGAAAAAATCCTACAGAATAAAGAAGGCATAGAAAAGGGGAATCTTGAATATTCTATCTGGCATGGAGGGAAAGTCCAGAAACCAGAAGGTTTTGCCGAATCCCTGGGGCGCGGATTTGACCAACGCACCCAACAGTTTAACGACTACAATTTTTTAAGCAGCGCCAAAGACGAAGATATTATCAATGAAATGGAGAAAAGGCGCAAAACTCCACATAATGAAGACGAACCGGTGCCAGTAGCATCCGGGTTATCGGGCGGTTTTGGGCAAATGGTGGGTGCAGAAGGGCCAACAATGGTTAAGGGTGCTATTCCTGCCATCCTTTCCGGCGCAACAGGGGGTGGCGCGGCCGCCGCTGCGCCGTGGTTGGGTGCATTACTTACATCTCCCGACTTCTACGAAAGAGGGTATGCCAATTCCTTTACCCAGAATTATAATGAACTTCGCGACCAAGGGCATGATGCGGCAGACGCCGTAGCGATAGCCAAAAACCGGGCATCTTTTGATGCTAAGGCTGATGTGGCAATGGGCGCATTAATGACCGCTACGGGGGCGAAAATGGGCACTCCCGGCATTCCAGGAAAGCTAACGCCGGGATTTGTGGGTGCAGTTAAAGGTGCTGTGAAAGAAATGGCCGCATCTTCACCGGAAGCGGCAGGAGTAGGGATTTTGGGAGGCCTGACACAAATGGCTAAAAACATCCATTCCGGTAAAAAAGGAACTGAAGGCATAGCAGAGGCGGCATTAGTTCCGATTGCCTTTCATTTCGGTATAAAGTCCATTGCAGCCGGAGCGCAAATAGTCGGCGGTACGTTGTTCAAATCTTCCGTCGATAACATGGCAAAACAGCCGGAAGAAGCCGTTAATAAAACCATCGGTGAACAGGTTGAAAATGGGGAAATAACCCCCGAAAAAGCCACCGAAATATATAATGTCATAAATGAGAAGCGCCAACAGAATGCCGTTCTTTTTGACAAAGCCAAAGAAGCGGTTTCAAAGGGCGCAGTAAAAGGAGTAGAGGGTGAACCATTACAAGCGGATATTAACAATCCGGAAAAGTTCGACGCTCATTTAAAGCATATCGCAGATCAGGCACACGATCCCAAGACCGCTGAAAACACGGTCGAAGTATATGGAAAAGACTTGGTAGACGTAGCCAAACAATTGCATCCGGCTGAAGATATCCCGGCATTAATAGAAGCCAACCGTAAGTTTGATTTAAAAGAAGTTGATGAAGAAATAAAAAAACTTAGCAGTGAATCTGAAGATTACGGGAAGAAAAAAGAAGCACTGGAAAAACAAAAAACGGCAATCAATGATTATTACGATAACTACGGGAAACACCACGAAGATATTAATTCACCTCAAATAGAAGACAATGGCAAACAAACCGAAACCGACCAAACCCTACCCCAAACCAATGAAGTAGGGAAAGAAGGGGCCGCGCAAGAGCCTGTCCCCTTTTCTAATCAACAAACAGAAGCCGCCAAAGGATTTTTACAACAAGGAATAGAATCAGGACATATCGATAAAGAATATGCTCCCTTTGCCGATCATGCTGATCATCTTTTAAATTACATAAGAGATCAGGTTAAAGCGGGTAAAGGCAATGAAATGGAACAGGAGTATATTCTGGAACTTGTTACATTATCTCAAAGCGAAACGTCTTATCCAATTGTAAGAAATATAAAACCAAAAGAAAATGCCACTACGCAGCAAGAGCCAGGAACGGTGGATGTGGGCCAACCACCCGTTAATGGCGGCACGATGGGAGAAGGAAACACCAGATCGGAAATCCCTCCCGGAGAAAGTCAGCCAGAAGCCCAAAGCCAAAGTGTTGGCCAAAAAGAAGTAATTCCGGAAGACGATCTTCCTTTTAGGAATGAACCCGGAGATGAATCCATAACAGGTATTCGTAATTCAATTACATCTAAAAATATTGAAGAAGCAGGATTGCGCCCCGTCCTTCAAGAAGCAAAGCGAACTCATAAAGAAGTTTGGAATGCTGCATTGGAAAAAGTTAAGAAAGGATATGATCCGCAAGTTCTGATAGACAAATTGAAAAAGAAACCACGCCCGTTGACGGACGAAGAAGATGCCTTATTGCTTATACATCAGGTAGATAAAGAGTCTCAATTGGACGCTATAAATAGAGGAATTACGGAAGCAGGACAAAAGGGGGACGAAGGGCAATTAGCTGAACTGGGATTACAAAAAGTAAAAATAAAAGACGACCTACAGGAAATCTACGACATAGATAAAGCGGTCGGTACAGCTAATGCACGTGGATTAAGTGCAAGACAAATGATGTCGGATCGCCGGTATTCCTTAGTGGCAATGGAAAATGAGGCATCGGCGTTGAAGGAAGGGGTGCCATTAACAAAAGAAGAAAAAGAGGCAATAGAAAAAAGGTATAACGATATTAAGGATGCAAGGGATGCGATTAAAAAAAGAGTAGACGAATTAGAGGCTGAAAATAAGGAATTAAAAGCTAAAAAAAGTTCAAGCAACCACAAAAAAACAAAACAAGAATATGCAAAACAAAGGGAGGAGATTTTAAAAAACATGCGGGATGATCTTTTGAGAGCGGCCAGGGGAGGGGAAGGATTAACCGCTTCTGTACCATTCGCCGCTCAACTCAAAGCCGTTGCTCCCCATGTAGCAAAATTGGTTAAATTATATGTAGAACAAGGTGTAGATAATATAACGCAAATAACAAAAGATATTTATGGGTTATTGAAACCAACTATGCCGCAATTAGAAGAAAGTCACATACATGATTTAATATCTGGGGAATTTAATGCAAAAGCACCAAAAGAAGGAGAACAAATAAATGATCAAGGGATTCCACTGCCAATAAAAGAACAAGCCCAACAGGTAAAATATGCTGTCACCGATCCCAAGCTAATGAAGTTAAGGGCAAATTATGAAAGAGCGAAGGAGGCATGGGGGGATGAAGTTCGAAGAAAAGAATTAGCGGGAAGAACAAAGTCCGAAAAAATACAGGATGCTTTTGTTAAATGGGAGCGGGCATTTAAACTTTCTGGCATTACCACAATGGCAAAATTAGCGATGGCGGCTGCAACGAGAATTTCAGTGACGCCCATAGAAGAAGGAATCGGAGGTTTATATTCAAAAGCGCTCCCGAAAACCGCCGCGAAGGCAACTGGCGAAGGAGGTCTTAATTTAAAAGCAGAAGCCAAGGCCATAACATCGGCCTTCACACAAGGAATGAAAGATTCTGCTGATATCTTAAGTAAGAAAACACGAGGCCAAAGTGATATTGAAGCAGTATTTGGTAAAAAAGGAAATCTACCACCAGAAGCTATCGGATTTTTTGGACAATTGCATAGTGCAACGAAAGCGCCGGTAAAACGTGCTGCATTTGAAAGGTCAATGTATAAAAGGATCAAGGCCAATCTTAAAGCCGGGGTAGATGTATCAGACCCGATGCTGCAAGCAAAAATATCAATCCAGGCGTATAAAGATGCTAACAGAGCAATTTTCATGCAGGATAATTTCCTTTCTGATAGTTATAGGAACTTTGTCAATTCTATCGAGCGGTCAAAAAAATACCCGACACAAGGTAAAATAGCCGCAACGGCTCTGCAATGGTTAATCCCATTTGTGAAAGTTCCCACGAATATAGTAGGAGAAGTGGGAACACATGTAGGGGGTGTTCCTATTGCTGCTGGTAAATTATTGCATACTGCATTTACGAAAGGTATAGAAAATCTTTCCGAAGAAGAAGCTGATATGATCATGCGTAATCTTAAAAAAGGAACTATTGGAGCGGGTGCATTGTTATTAGGCTATTTTAACCCGGCTAATTTTGGAGGGTATTATGAGAAATACGAGAAAAGGGCTCCAGGTGATTTGAAGGCTGGACAAACGAGGGCATTCGGCCTTACTATACCTGTTTGGTTACAAGAAAGCCCCATATTTCAAACAATGCAATTGGGGGCTACTATTAGGCGCGTACAAGATAAAATAGTACACGGAGAGCCAGAAGGAATAGGAAAGGGGATTTGGGCTGGATTATTGGGATTGGTTGAGCATGAACCATTGGTGGATCAACCTGCCCGGATTATGGGAGCTATCAAAGACCCGAAAGAACGGGAATATTTCCTGGGACAATTAGCCAAAGGAACCATAGTACCTGCTGGCATTTCAAATATCGCCCAATGGACTGACCCGGCAGAATCCAGAAAACCCGGAAGTATTTTGGAGAGTGTAGAAACCGGCATTCCGGGCCTTCGTGAAAATGTTCCAGAAAAAGCACCTCCTAAAACAAGCGGAGGTGGTGGCAAAAAGGGAGGGAAGAAAAGAGAGCGTAGACATTAAAAATCAGTAACTTTAATAAACTTTTATATCGTGGCATTTAATGGCAGTTTTACAGCAGTACAAGCGGCAAATGGTACAGATTTACTCTTTACCGATAATTCCACTGGTTCAGATGCAAACCTGACAGGCCGACGCATTTACCCATACAAATCGGATGCAACCGTATTGCTCCCAACTGGAAATACATTGGGTTATATAGATTGGCCCATTTCTGCCGGGAGTACATTAACAGTTTCCGGATTATTGCAAAAAGATTATGCACTTAATATAAATGTTTTGTGGTTAAGCAGTAGTCCTTTATCGCCACCTAGTACTTATACACTAACTACTTTATACGGTTTTGTACGGAATACAAAGAATTTCATTTATAATAAACTACAAAACTTAGATGCACAGCCAGGATTACTCAATGACCAACAATGGCAAATGAGCCTCTTTAGTTTATATAATGAAATAAGTAATTGTGCGTTATCGGTTGAATATTTTGATTTATATAAAGCACAAAATGCCTTGGATCGCGCACTTAGTTTGATGAGAAATGATAAATTCAATTTTTGATGGCAGTTAATATACCATTATATATACAATACGGTCAAATCGGCCAGTTTTCATTAGCTAATAAATACGCTAATGATGCTATATTTAATGGGGTTAATTTAGTGCCATCGTATATTTCATTGTTACGTACCATTCAGGAAACGGTTTCGGATCAATACAGTTTAAGTGGGTCTACCCCGGCGTTGGAGGGATTGGCAAATTATATGTTAGCCTTATCGGGAGTATGGCCGGTCAATACAACGCCTGTAGCTACCCCCTTTATCATAGTTACGCAACCACAAAGCCAAACGGTAAATGCCGGGACTAATGTTAGTTTCATAGTTGTAGTGTCGGGAGGGGTTCAGCCTTATACATACCAATGGAAAAAGAATGGATTGGATTTGTCCGGCGAAACGGCACAAACATTATCATTAACAAGCGTAACCAGTGGAGATGCCGGAAATTATTCTGTAGTTATTACTGATAATACGGGACAAGTGTTAACAAGTAACAATGCATTATTATTGGTTGTTGCGGCTGCTATTACCGGGTCATATTATTATGGAGATACGGATTATTTCGCGGCTCTTTCCGCCGGAACGGATGCAATTTCTTACCAAGGCACTTTCTCGATAACTCATAATGCGCCCATAGTACCTCCGTATCCATTGGCAGCAGGAAACAATAAAATGCTAGTGATCCGTGTGCCAGTAGGAGAAAGTCTTAAAACAACCTGGTTTAATACTGCATTTAATAACGGAACTATTCAACCAAGCGACGGTATTTTCAGAGTGCCATTAACTCCAGCAGGGTTGCCTTTATATACATATTATTTGACAGAGTTAGCTTCGAGTTTTGATTTCAATAATCCAAACGTATTAACGCTTTCGTAATGAAAAAACTATTATTCATATTATTTATACTAATTGGATATTTTTCCAAATCGCAAATTCAGTATAACCCCTCTCTTTTTACCGTATCCAATAAAAGTTTTGGAGTGGCGCAGGGCGTTACCACAGATGCACGTAGTTGGATAAGGGATACTACTATTCCTTCTCCATTCATGCGAAACTATGCAAGTCGGTCCGAAGCAAATACATATCTATATTTGGCGAAATATAGAGTAGGACATTTTTCTCTATATATAGATTCCGCAGGCGCAACCTACGAATATTGGTATAGAAACTGCACAAATGACACGTGTCTTGTTCTAAAAAATAACAATCCCACTACAACAGATAGTTCCATATTCGCTACTCTCTATCGCGTAGATACTGCTAAAACGAATCTTCGTACTGAAATAGCAGGTAAAGTATCCACTACACTCCCAACCGGCCAAATATTGGCAGGGAATTTATCTAATGTAGCTACTCCAGTAACACCTGGAGGGGTTCTTTCTATGACTTCGGGCGGTGCTTTTGATTATGTAAATAACTCCATACTGTTTTCAAAAATACAGACAATACCTTCTCATACGGTAATAGGAAATCCAACAGGAAGTACGGCAACCCCACGATCTACCTATTTAAAGTATGGTTTTCTGTTCGATAATGACAGCACTAAAATTGATACTACATTGCTTAAAAATGTATTTGGTGCGGGTTCTATAGGATGGGGATTAACTGGTAATGCCGGAACCGTTGAAGGAACAAATTTCATAGGTACAACGGATAATATTCCCCTTAGTTTTCGGATTAACAATGTAGCTAGTGGTTACATCGGTAATGGTACGACATTCAACACGTTCTTCGGGTCAACGGCTGGATCGTCCATAACATCCGGACAAGGCAATACGGGTGTGGGATGGGGTTCTGCACCTTCTCTTACTTCAGGAGGTAATAACACTTCAATGGGGGCTTTTGCGTTAGGATCTACAGACGTAGGGCAATTTAATACTGCTATAGGAGTGGGTTCTTTGAATGCAAATACCGCAGGAAGCAATAATACCGCCATCGGAAATATAGCCTTACAAAATACTTCCGGAAATTTCAATACTGCTTTGGGAAATGCTGCCGGAATAAACATAACTACAGGGCATCATAATATAGTAATTGGAGCCGATACAAATACTACATTGCCCCTTACAACCGGGTCATATAATACCATAATCGGTGGAAATATCAGTACGATTAACCCCTCTTTCAATAACTCAGTTTTAATAGCTACCGGAAAAGGAACAGAAAGATTACGGTTTGATTCAGTGGGTAATCTTAAAATAACCCATCAGACATTAATTAATGATACATCTACTTATAAAGTCCTGACACAAAATGCAAGTGGGAACGTTCGTACAAGTAACTGGTTGGGCAGCAGTGTAAGCATGGATAGCACCCTGTTTTACACAAAATACCGATCTGACACATCCCGGACAAATATATACAATGCTATAAATGGAAAACAAAATACTCTTACACTTACAACAAGTGGTAGTAGCGGACCCGCTACCCTTATCGGGGCTACCCTTAATATTCCACAATATAGCGGAGGCGGGATGACAAACCCGATGACCACGGCGGGAGATTTAATTGTCGGAGGGACAGGAGGGGCACCCACTCGCGTAGGTGTTGGAACAAATAACCAATTGTGGACAGTTATAAGTGGCACACCACAATGGGCAACCTCGGCTGATCCGTCTGTATTTAATATTGTTACCCAATACGGAGCCGATCCGACAGGAGTAGTAGACGCATGTCCTTTAATTCAACAAGCTATATTAGATGCATTTGCTGCCGGAGGTGGCGTTGTATATGTTCCCATAGGAGTTTATAATATTGCATGCGCCCCGACGCACAATATTGGCGGGATTGATATGAACGCGCAGTTGTATATACCCTGGGATACGACTTTACAAACAACTACAATCGTTAAAATAGTTGGCCAAACAGTTCCAACAAATACAGAAGCAACGCCTTTTTATTTCCCCAATGCTTCCATACCTTTTACCGGGCCGGTTTTCTATTCCACGACTACTGTTAACAACTCTACTCATGCCGGTTGCGCGGTAATTGGGACAAACGGGCCGCAAAACTCGCTATTCGGAACTTTTAATTACAATGGATTGGAGGTAGAAAATTTAACTATAATAGTCAAAAACAATCCAAACGGGGCCGGCCCGGAAATAGGGGGTATTAATCTGGCTAATATGGGTGGACGAATTGCCTTAAAGAGTTTAAATTTCATGGTTGACACCATTGGTACTTATCTTACTTATCCGTCACGGGAACTAAGCGGATTTGAATTACCAGACAACGGTGGTGGTGCTCAATATGCTGTCAGGGATGTAGTTGCTTCAGGTATTAAACGGGGATTTGTTTTTGGAGAACACGTAGTGGCTTTAAACTGTAATGCTGGCTCTTGCGTAAATGGTATATCTTTTAAATCGGGGAGTCACTATTCTTCCGTAGACCACTTTCTTGCCACATGGTGTATCAATCAGATAGACTGGTACAATAAAGGAAGTAGTCAGGGATTATTCGTAGATGTGAATGCTTTGGACATTGAGTGGGGGTTAGGAAATCCGCAATGGTTTAACTCCGCTACACTGATACATGATACGGCCAGTTTAATAACCGGCACAGTTAAATACTACGAATTGGCGCAAGGGGGGAGTACCCCGTATAGTCAGTCATTACCCGTTGATGGAGGACTTAATATTGATACACTAAGTATTAAAATACCGCGTGTTGCTTATAACAGAAGCACCTCTACAAATTTTGTGCGGGGTAATTTTGCAGCCGGAATAGCGCAACAGGGATTGCCCGCCTCCTCAGGAATTGGATTAGCTGATGAAACATTTCTATTAGTTGGTAATACCAATGCTTCAGCGGGTACAAGCCATTTACCAGAGTTTTTAACAGTTGTTAATCAACCCACTACTGCAACGGGATTAATAAGCAGATGGATGAGTGTTAATACAGCTATCCCCGGTTCCGGTAGTGCAGAACGGAGGGCTTTTGTATTGGCAACGGCTACCAATGGTACTTTGACCTCAACCCTGGCAAATGTATCTGTACTAAGCAACGGTACTTCCACCACAATGCAACAATGGGATAGTACCTATGTTAGTTTCCCAACTGCTAATGCAAGATTTGGTAATCTTACCGGAAATCTTTTAATCGGCACATCTACAGATGCGTCATCCCGGATGCACGCAGTAAATACAACGGGAAGTATAACTACAATGTTTTCGGGTCTTAACGCGAGTGGAAGTAGTGCCGCAGGTGCTGATTTTGCACTGTTTAATGACGCAGGTACAGGCGCGAACCATGGATTTCACGGTTATATGCTTTCTTCAACATTTTCCGGGTTTAATAACTTAGCCCAGTTTTTCAACTATGAGAACGGAGCTATGAGATTTGGAACGAATAACAAGCAATTCATAATAGGGTTCCCTTCAGGAAATACCCGATTTGGAACCACGACAACGGACGGCAATGCGTTTGTACAAACAGATCCAAATACAACTAGCACAGCTTCTCTATTGCTTGCCCCGAGTTCTGCCGTGAATGTTTCTTCCCCAACATCGGGTATGCTTTGGTGGAACGGGACTAACTTAAATTTCAGAACGGGGAGTAGCACAGTGGATTTATTGGCTGGAGGATCAGGAGGTTCAGATACCCTTAAACTGGTAAACGAAGGAACGGGTCTTCCACTTACCTGGGCCACCGCAGACACGGCACATATAAGTACGATACTGGCTACGAATGGGTTAACCGGAAGCAAGTTGTCAGATAGCACTTTACAAATTGTATTGGGGGGCACACTCACTCAGAATACAAATATAGCGGGAGCTTCAAAAGCTATGAAGTTGGGAA